CCTAAATCCGCTGCATACTTTTTACCAGTGTCCCTCGTAGGAGTGAGACCAGCCTTCTTAATAACAATATTAACTAGAGGATTAGACATTATGAACCAGATAATTGAACTAATAAGGCTTGAGCAAAAGCATCCGTAGGAGTATATCCAGGGGAATATCCAGCACCTGATCCACCTTGATTACCAGCAATCATCATGCCAGGTTTGCTAGGAGGCATTGCTGGTGGAACATTTTGGATATTAAATACTGTACTATTTAAGCGGGGATTATTATAGCTGGCATACTGGGCAGGAACTTCATTATCAACCGTTGTTTGTTGAACTACTGTCGATTGGTCCTCCAGTACACCCTCAACTTCAGTACCTTCTTTTTCAGCAGGAGTAACATCAGAAGAATTTCGATAACTTCTCCTTCTTGCAGCAGCAATAGATCTCTTATCTGTTGTAGTTGGAGTTACATTTGTAGTTGAAGTTGCAGTAGTGGAAGTAGGAGCTTCAAAACCATAACTTGACCAATCATGACCTTCTTTCTCAGCATGTGCCATGAAAGATGTTTTTTGTTGATCAGTCATCTTATTCCACGCGGCATTAATCTGTCCTTTTGCGAGGAAACTATCTTTATTCTCATATGCTCTATTATATTGTTTAAGTTCTTCAGCGTTGAGAGCAGCTGTTTTAGTTTCGGGGGTCAGCTGAGTAGTAGACTCCGCAGTAGTTTTTGCGACAACTTGATTAGTTTTATCTTCAGCATTATCTGGAGTAGCCTTTGGAGTAGTATCCGATTTATCCTCATACTCTTCAGGTACGTTTGCATTCTTAGCAATGTTAACTCTTACAGAAGTAGGATCTGCCTGTTCATATGTTGCGAGAAACTCCTCTTCCGCAGGAGTTCCAGGAGTTCCGCCTAAGTGAACACCAATACATCCCTGTGTTCCATTACTACCAATATCATTGTGTAACATGATTCCACTACGAGCACCAATAGAACCACTGGTGTTGTTGATATAAGCAGACCAATGACCAATGCCATCAAGATTTGGCCAAGGACCATGTTTGTCAAATCCCATCAAAGGATACGTACCATCTGGTAATGGCATATATCCACCACTAATGTTCTTTCTATCAGCCTGGGAAGAATTAGCAGTTCTATAAACACCACTCGTTGCTGTCCAAGAACCTACTTTCTTACCAGCACCATCGTGCATAACCAATTTACCGCTGATACCAGAACCATCGCCACGGAAATCTAACCTACCACCTGGTTTGATATCACCAACTTCGATGACACCATCACCACTGTTATCATTTGTTCGTTGTCTACCTAATCCTGAAGAAGAGGATCTTCCACTAAATATTCCCCTCTTAGCTAATCTATTAAACTTATCAACAGTTTTCTCAAAGCGTTCTACATCAATGTCCTGTTCCTTTTTACCTGCATTTCTAATTTCTTCTAGTTGTTCATCTCTTAGATTCTTACCTTTAAGTTCTTTGACCTCCTTAGGGGTCATATTGTACCCATAAGATTTAACATCACCAGTTTCCAATGCATGTATTTGTTCATCAATCTCCGAACCCATTCCCTGAACATTTTTCTGGAACCAATTCAGTTCACTCTTCTGTTTCTTTAGTGCGGCAATTTTTTCCGCAGGTGTTCCAGGAGCTTCTGCAATAGCTCTCTCCTGTTCATTTGTGAGACCTGGGAATAACTTAGGACCCCAAGCACCAAAAGTAAAGAGTGCAGCACCCCACCCAACAGCACCTAACCAATTAGGTAACTTGATAGTAGGCATATTTGGTTTGTTGTTGCCGTCCAAAGCACTCTTTTTCATCATATTGCTGACGACTCTCATCTCCCTCTTTGTAGGAAGTTTAATCGAACTGAGTCTGTTAGTTTCTAAATTAAGAAACTTGGTAAATTTAGTGATCTGTTCCTTAGCTTCATCTACAGAAGCTTTGGTCTTTCTAGTTACTAGGAGTTCGTTGATATTGTTTTTCATGCGTCAATAATGTTGTATTGGATTCTTGAATACATGATATGCATGTTGTCTTGGAAAGGAGACAAGAAAGGAACTGTCTGTGCCGCCTGCGAGTCGCCAAGATCAACCTTTTGTCCAGCACGCGATGGAGCTTCTGAATTAGCATCAGTCTGTACATTATTAACTTGAACTGTTGGAGTATCATCAGATCCTGGTACTTGAGCTAATACCTCTCCACTTTCCTGACGTTGCAATACATCAGTTTCGCCTGGTTGTAATGAAGTTCCTTCAGGTAGATGAGCCGCTACCTTAGCAGTAGCTTCTGCCTTTGTGATCTTACCATCTTTATTTGCGTCAAGTCCTTTATTCTGTTCATATGCTCTATCTCCACCATATGCACCACCTTCACCAAAGAGAACAAAGTCTTCAGGTTTACCTACAGCAGCAGGTAGTAGAACGGACATATACACATCAGATAAAGATCCACCTTTCTTTAAAGTTCCTTGGAAATACTTATCAACATACTGTAATTGTTCAGTCCTAGTCATTTTAGAAAGGGCTTCAGTTGTAGTACCCAAGTTTCTAGCAGTTTCTGGCATAAACTGAATCAAACCTGTAGCACCTGACCCTGCCATATTTTTCTGAGCTGGATCAAAAGTTCCACCAGACTCAAAAGACATCACTGCATACAGATAATCTTCTGGAACATTATACTTTTTAGCGAGTTCAGTCACACCCGATTGGAAATCAGTATCATCTTTAACTGCCTCTGGAGCACCAGTTGTAGGAGTATATGAAGATGGTCCTGTAGATTTACCAGCCATGCTGGTACTAGATGTACTAGAAGTTGTCTGTGTAGATGCTGACTGTGTTGCGGTTCGTTCCTGTTGTTTCTTTGAAATAAAGTCAAGAACTTTATCCCACTTCTCTACAGCTTTATTGAATCTTTCCTCATCACTACCTGTCCCCTCTGGTTTTAATGCTGAAGATCTTTCTTCTGTACTAGGAACTATAGTAGATTTTTTCTCTAGAAGAGTCTCTTCTTCTTCACGTACTCTATCTTCTTCTCTTGCTTCACTAAATTGATCTACAGCTCCCATGATACCGAGAGCACCTGCACCTAGACCAAGAAGGGTGAATATATTTCCACCGCCTCCGCCTCCGCCACCTTGATTTTGGCGCTTAACTTTAGCTAAGTCTTTGAATAGTTTTGTAAATATCTTTCTAGAACTTACAGCAAAATCCATGGTCTCCTTCATGGGACCCATTAGATTTTGCAATCCTTGGGCGAATTGTTGTAGTTCTCCTAATCCGCTTCCAAAAATCTTACCCAGCATCTCTGCTGGATCAAACGCATTTACTCTTCTCTCTACACCTTTGGCCAACCTTGGGAGAAGGTTATTAACCCTCATCTCAACGATTCTCTGGATCTTTGTCCTTGCTCCTCTGTTCTCGTCTTCACCAACGTTAGAAGCAACTTGAGATATAGATTGGATAGACTGTTTTAGAGGAGATAACGCTCCTTTAACTTTTGTCTGTTTGTCCTTTTTCCCAAAGAATGAGTTTTTCTTACCCTTCCCTAATCCTAATAACTTATTCTTACCTTTGCCTAAAAAGTTCTTACCTGCGGACGCTAAACGCCTACTCTGTACAATTCTTCTTGGATTTATGAATCGTCGTGCCATTTAGCTCCTCTGTGCGGCGGCCCTTTGTTGCGCCTTTAGGTTTTCTTCCTCAATGTGATTCCTGAGTAGTCCGACGTAAATATCTCTTTCCCAAGGAACCATGTTCTCTACATCGCTCAGGGAATATTTATGGAACTGCATCAAAGCAAAATTAATTTTGAAATATGCCACAAGATCAATGTGTGACATGACTAGGCGAAAAAATCGGCTAGTCCCTCCAGTTTTACACTATTTTCTTTTTTAGTATTTGGATTAGTAACTTTAACTGTGTATGACAATTTAGGCATTGTATTAAAGAACTTCTCAATCATCTGGAATTGTTCAGATGTTAGAGATTCAATCCACTCAATCTTTTCCTTCTTAGAAGTTTCGGATCCAGCATAAACATTCTCATCGTCATATACCATATCAATACAGTTAGCAATAATCTCAAATGATTTTTCAACCTCATCTTGGTCTTCACTTAGACCAAAATTATTACTAATAAAAGTTTCCAACGATGGATACTTCATTTTAAGAGTATATTCACTATTCAACTTAATCTCCTGACTATGATCAGGATCATTTTCAACTTCAATATCATCAATAGGAACCGTAACAGGAATCTGAGTGACTCCATCATCGCCACAGGTAACAATCAAATCAATAGTTTCTCCTACAGATTTGCCACGGACATTTAAGAAAAGATATTCAATATCAAAAGAAGATAACTCTTCAATCTTCACTCCTCTAGTAATAACACATTCTTTAAGAACCTGTTTTACTGCATTAGTGATCTGTTTAGGATCTTTAGATTCTAGAGCAATAATAAGAATTTTTTCTTCTTTTACTAGAAAAGGTCTATATTTAATAGTTTTTCCAGTAGAAGGAAGTTGCAACTCATGTTGCGAGGTCGTAATTTTTGGTAAAGCCATGATATGTAATCAAGTCAGTTATGAGTATTTAGTGGGGTTTTCTGAGGTTATTGTTGAGAAAGTATTTCGCTATCTTTTCCACTGGCCTTAGAAGTATCAAGACCTTTGGTCTTATCAACATATACTGGTTTATTATGTTGCATAACAAAATATCTATCGTATTTGAAGCTAACTTGTACCTGTAGAATTTGACCTTGATCATAGGTCAGTGGTACAGATGCAATATCAATAGGAAAAGCATTGAGGAATTGGAAAGTAATTGCTTCCTGTTCATTCCTTTCAAACTTAGTAAGTGATATATTTCTCTTAAAAGTTACTGGATATCTCTGTCTAAAGAAACCAGCAGTATCAATTTCTGGATCCCCAGAAGGAGAACCAGCATTAAGTGTTTTACCTTGACTATTGTATACTGGGTTGATAAAATTAATCCACTCTTGGAATAATCTCAATGACTGATAGTCAGAAGAAACATAGAACTGCATAGCCATGTCAGTAAAGTTTCTTGCTTTGGGAAAAAATTCCTTGATTCCCTGTCTAGTTCCCGTCTCCATAAATGGATCCAGTGTCATGCCAGGAATCATTGTTTCACTGCACATGAAGTTATATCTTGATGGAGGGTGTCCATCAAAAACTCCACAACCAGTCAACCAAGAATTTAAATCACTAGTTCCAGCGACTCCAGTACTAAGATCCAAAGACACTGTATATTGATTATTAAGAGCTGGATTAGCTAGATAATCTTGAAAATTAGGTAGAGGTGCCTTGTCAGGACCCGACACCGCATTCGTAAGATTCAAACCAAATTGTGTTTTACTTTTTAGATTGTTTATAGACATCTAAATAATTTGATCCTTTATACTATGTATATGGCTTACAAGGGGAAATATAAACCATCCTACCCCCAAAAATACAAAGGTGACCCAACGAACATTATCTATAGGTCATTATGGGAAAGAAAATTCATGAGGTATTGCGATTTGACTGAGAATATCAGTCAATGGCAGTCCGAAGAATTCTGGATTCCTTACAAAAGTCCACTTGATAACAGGATGCACAGATATTTTCCAGACTTCTTTATTAAATATACTGACGCAGCTGGTAAAAAAAGATCTGTTGTCATTGAGGTTAAACCTAAGAAACAACTGAAAGAACCAAAAAGAAACCCAAAGAAAAGGACAAAATCTTGGGCAATGGAAGTTCAAACTTGGGTTATCAATCAAGCAAAGTGGAAAGCAGCAGAGGAATACTGCGCTGATAGAAAGTATGAATTCAAGATCATGACTGAAGACGATCTAGGAATAGAATACTAATGATTGCAGAAGAAATCCGCAAATCAGCTGGAAAGAGGAATAGAAGTGGAGACTGGTACATCAGTAAACTGGAAGAAGCTCTAGCACCTCTACAAAATAAAGATATCAGTACAAGTGATACTGGTTGGTTGGCAGTTGGACAGTTATTATCCTTCTCCTATGGAGCATCATTCCCTGAGAGAATGGAGTTCTGGGATATCCAACCACTATCTTTTGTACTGGAAATATACAAAGATGGGTTCCTAGGAGCAAATCTACACTATATAAATCCAGACTATAGAGACGCAGTTGCAAAAAGTCTCATAAATAGCGGAAGAGGTGCATCTGTACCAAGAAATAGCCTACACAGATATCTATTTTCTGGTATGGGCAATGTATATCAAGTTCCTGAAAGTGAAGATTGGGCAAGTATATCACTTTTACCCACGGAAAAATTTTACGATAACCGAGGAATGAAGTATCCAAAACACAAAGCGTGGAACTGGAGAAAGTAATTAATGTCCCAATCAGCAGCCAAACAAGAAATTAAACTTACTAATGATATCTTCCAGAAGACGGTAGATACTGGACAGAAGCAACAATATAAAATTTTTTATTATCCATCATCAGGTTCAGCTCAAGTTTTCCCTGTTGACAGTGATGGGCAAATTCTTCCTGATGCAAAACCAATTTATAAGAATGGAAGTTGGGTAAAGAACCAAATCACTTTAACTGAAGAACAGCAAAAGAGTATACACGCATCTATTCAAAACGGAGTTGGTAAT